GATTGCACGGGAAATCAATAACCGTCCGCTCCATCTATGTCCCCCTCGTTTGGACTGATCTTAGCCGCCCCTGAAACCCGCGATTGGCCTGCCGGATCTGCTGACCAGCCACCTGACCCGAAACGCTGGCAATGACCGGGACAAGGTTGCCGTTGACCACTTCCATCGAGGCCGAAACCGTGATGTAACCACCCGTCTGCGGCGCAGCCTTGGCATTCTTCGGAATGACGACTTCACCCTTTTGCAGAATGGCCGGAACCTCGCCCGGTTGCATTCCTGCAACGCCGCCTGAGTGATACCGCTTGGCACCTGCAAAGACCGATGGCGACACCGCCCGACCATGCCCGTAACCGTCAGATCCAGCCACGCCGCCCGAGTGGAGAATGCCGGGGATAAGGAACCCACCCAGAAGCCCGCGACTCTTGCCGCCACCAAGCAGGCCACCGATCCCGCCGCCACCGTCGAAGATACTGTTGAGCGTAATGTCGATCAGCTTGTCGGCGACCTTGTTCAGCGCACCCGCCAGCGCTTCCGACGCCGACTTTCCGGCCCGAAGATCCGAAATGAATCCGCTCATGACATCCTTGCCAAGAGAGCGCAGCGCCTTTGCGGCTTCTTCGTTTGCTTCCAGTGCTTCTTTCTCAAGATAGAGAGCGTCGACCAGCTCGAGGATACGTTCGCGCTGCTCCACCGATGCGGCGCCGCCAGCGCGCCGCAGCGCGTTGGCGCGCTCGCGTTCAATTTCCGATGAGCCGATGAGCGAGCGCTCGTATTCGAGAGCCTCTATAAGATCAGCAACGGCTTCCCGCTCACGTTGCGCTGCTGCCGCGGCACCGCCGCGGCCGCCACCACGCCGCGACAGTCGATCTTGTTCAATCTGGAACTGCGACCTCGTGTTGCGGGCGCGCTCATCCATCAGTTCGGCTTCATTCTGGAACGGTGTGGACCGAAACCCGTTGAGCGGGTTTAGAGGCGCCAGCGCATCACTTCCAAGTCCGGCGATGGCATTCTGCTGGGAAAGCGCGTTTGCGGCGCCCGCCGCTCTGATAAATGCGTCTGCCATACCGTTGACGACGTCCGCCATGCCCTGCGCCGCCGGAATACCTGTGCTGGCAATAATATCCGCCAAAGCCTGCTGAACAGTCGCAAGATCACCGGCATCCGCCTTGCCGTCTTTGATCTTTGTACTGAGATCGGCAAAAGAGTCGCGAAGCCGGGCAATATTTGCCTCCTGTCCGCCATAACTCTCCAGCAGTCCCAGCAGGTCGGCGACACCCGCCCCGAGATCCGGAAGCTGCGAACGAAATTCAGCAAACAGATCTGAAACACGCTGCTGCACCACCGCATTGCGCCGCTCCGCACTTTCAAGCCGGTCCAGCTCGTCAGCATAAGCCTTGAGCGCGGGAATTGCGTCGCCCCACTCGGCAGCGACCTGCCGTATCAGATCCGCCTGTTTTTTCACTGTGTCGTTCGATTTTTCACCCTCGGACAAAACCGATGAAAAATACTGAACCGCCACCCCGCCCAGCGCGATCGTTCCGAGCGTCAGCAGCGAGATTGGGTTGATCAACGACATGAATGCGCCGCCAAGCGCTCCGACAGCACCCCGAACCCCGAGAGGACCGAGCACCTGGTTGATTTGCGTGCCCTGCTGCAACGCGATCGTGAAGGGGCTGGTGCCGCTCTGCAACTGAACTGCGATATCCTGGAACTGGGCTGCAAGGTTGGCCGTCTGGCCGCGAACGGCTTTGACGCTTCGCCCCATCTGGTCAAAACCCCTGCCTCCACGGGCAACGGCCGTGTTGAGATTGGTGGCGAACGACTTGCCGCGCGCCTCCATCTTGCCGAAAGTCTTGTCGGTATTGGCGGCCTGCTTTGCCAGCGCCTTTTCGTACTTGTCCACCCTCGCCTCGAGAACGGCAACCATACGCTCCACTGTAACCGTCATCAGACACCTCTTGCCGCAAGCACAGCGGCTTCAAATTCCTCGACACTCGGCGGCTCCACGTCTTGCCGGTGAGCCTTGTTCCACCCCCTTGCCAGGGCGATCCACTGCCCCAGCGACATGGATTCGACGTCTCCGGGCGCAATGCCGTTCATCAGTGCGGCCGAGGTGTAAATCGCGGCGAAATCGGTTAGTCCGTCTCCGCCGCGCTTGCCTCCCCCGGCGGGTTCTCCTTCGGGACCTCCATCCCATTGACCCGGGCTATCCCGGCCAGCACGACCGAATAGGCAAGCAGAAGGTTTTCGTGCAGCGGCCGTTCGTCCACATAACGCCGGGTCAATGCCAGGGCGTCCACCGGTTGGAGACCGCCACCTATCAGACCTATCCGGATAACTTCGGAAATCGTCTTGACCCCCGCGGACCTTACGGCCGGGTCCAGATCGTCCGCGATCTGGAAAATTCCTCGCTTGACCTTTGCTTCGAGCTCTTCGATCCCGGAAATCGGCAGACGAAACGTGTAGGTTTCATCCGCGAAATCAAGTTCTATGGCGCCGTGCCGGGTCATCAGGCGTTGACAGCCCAGGTCGCTGCGCCATTGGATACCAGCGTCACCTGGCAGGTCGCCGTGGCCTTGTTATCATCGGCGCTGATTTCCATACTGGTCAGCTTCATCGGAACCGCCCAGTACCCGCCGCCGCTTGCACCGGCGACATTGAGCTTGATGCGGCAGTTCTTGGCGTCGTCGCTGTTGAACCAGTCCCACCAGGTTTCCACCGAGGATGTGTAGAGCATTCCGGCGCCGGTCACTGTGATCGACAATCCGTCCTTGCTCACATCTTTCCACGCCGGGTCATCCGGGTTGTCGCAGTCCGGCATGACATGCTCTTGCGTGTCCGAATTGAACTGGATGCCGCGCTGGGTGTTGATCAGGCAGTCATGCGTGAAGGTCTCCGGCGAAGCTGCGTCTCCGATCTGGACAAGCAGTTTCGACCCGGAAATGCGGGGTACAGCGGTCATGAGATTTCTCCGTGGTTATAGATTTACCAGTGAACGGTCTAGGCCGGGTCGACTTCCGCCCGGAATGTCATCGCAGCATGCTCGGTCAACCCGTCGCTTTCCCTGCGAGATAGGGTCGCTTGATGCTCTATGGAAACCAGCGAAAAACCGGACAGGCTGTCAATCGAAACAATGGCATTCCTGACCGCAGCCGCGATCTGCTTGACCTCGACCTTGCTGGCGCTCGCGGGGCGGGACCACGCGTGGACATCAAAGAAGATGCCCCAGCCGTCGCCGCACTGGTTTCCGCTGTCCCTCACGTTCTCATCCCCGATGGTCACGTAAGGAAAAACCGGGGCGTGCGGAACCCCGTCATAGATCCTTCCCTCGCAGATCGACGCCGATGACAGGGCCGAAAAGACCGCCTTCTGCAGTTCATCCGCTATCATTTTGCTGCAACCTTTTTGGCGGCGCTGTTGGTAGCCCTTTGCAGGCGCGACCTCATCCGTTTCTTTGTCAGCCTGTAGGCCGGGAAAAAGAATGGTTGGCTGCCGGTTCCCGGGTGCCGGACCTCGGTCCCGTAGAACTGGCTCCCGTCACTGAGCCGCTTTTCTTTTGCCTTGATCACGTGCCCGCGGGTGCCGAACTCGACAAGCCGTGCATACCACGCCCGCGCATCACCAGCATGGATGGTCACCGATAGATCGGGATCTCCGGCCCCGCCGCCCGAGCCGACTCCGCGCACATTTGCATTGTCAGGAGTGTACTCCCCGAAGGTGTAACCGATCGAAGCCCGCAAGGCTCCGGTCTTCCCGATCGGCGCAAATGCCTGAGCCGTGTCGCTCATCTCTTCGGCGCCGGTATGCAGGGCTTTTTTCATCTCCTGGCGAACCGCTCCGGGCAGTGCCCGCATCTTCGCCAAGAGCTTTTCCTTGCGCTCAATCTTCATCCGAGTCTGGCCTGACAGCTGGCAACCGTGGCGACTTGACCGCAACTGCAGCATCGGAAGCCTTGGCAGACCTGGCGCATTCGGTCGTTACATTCATCACCGACCCAGCCTGGTAAGCGGTCGTCAAACGCCCAGCGAAGGCCTTCGGAGAGAAGTCGAAGCTCTTGCAAAACCGAACCCATGGCATCAGACCGCAACCCCGCTTTCAGCCGTGATTTCAAAATAAGCCCGATCGTCGGTGGGAACGATCGCCCGGAGATTGAATACCTCTCCAGTGTTGGCATCGCGACCGCGCCAGCTTTGCGTGACCATCTTGGTCTGGCTGGAATACCGCACTGTGATGATGGTCGGCTGGTTACCGCTCAGCCTTGCGGCCAGAACGGTTTCACCACCCCGCAGACGCAGATAGGAGGCGGGAGTCGAAAATTCCTCGCTCCACCCCGAAGTTGTACCGCCGGCACCATCACTGGAAGCCGAAGGACTGTCAAAAATGACCCTCTTGTCGAACTGGCCGGCGCCGCGCGGCCGGCTCTTGCTGCCACCCTGGTAATACGCCATCAGATCCAGTGCTCCTGAATCAACTTCTTGTGGTAAAGCTGGTGCGGCTTTTTCTGGCCGTGGAAATAGACGATCCGAGCATCACCAAGCCCCTGCCGCATGATCCCGCCCTTGTAGCTTTCGACCTGACCGGGGAAAAGATCATCGATAAACACATGATCAAAACCGCGCACCCAGACCATGTCGTTTTCACCGGAATGCGTTGCCGCCACCCGTTCATGACCGGCAGGGATGAGCGCCACACCATTGCAGGCCTGTCGCTTGTTGTAGGGATCCCGTGGCAGCGCCAGGCGGGTTCCCGTCATGCAATACGCGGCAAGACCGTCCAGATTGCCGGTGACCATTGTATCCAGGCCGCACAGGATCATGGGAACACCGAGTTCATATGGTTCGATGCAGGTGGAGTAGTCCGGCACCCGCGCCGATATCCGCCGCTGCTCGATCGGCTCGCAAAACACATAGTCGCGATCGACATAGCAGACGAAACGAAACGGTGCCGATAGGTGCCGGGCAAAGCCGCGGTACAGTTTCTCGACCCAACTCTCGTCATAGCATCGGGAGAAATCCCTCGAAGCCTGATTGGCCTGCCAGAACAGCGTCGCAACCGTCAGCACGGCCGCACCCGCATGATCCGGTCTTCGTCGCGTATTGCGCGAACCTCGCCATCATGACGCCAGATGCAGTTTGCCGGCACGTCGCTCGTCACCACCGCGTTCGCCGCAATCATTGCGCCCGCACCGATCGTCACGCCCGGCATGATCTTCGCACCGGCTCCGATTGACGCGCCATTGCCGACACGAATGCACACCACATCCCCCCGACGCAGTGCCTCATAATCAAAGCCGCTCTTGTGGGTGCGCGGCCAATAGTCATTGCAAAGCACCACATGCGGGCCGAGAAAGACTTCGTCACCGATCTCGAAACCCGGTCCCATATCAACACCCGGCGAAACGATGCACCGCTTCCCGATAATGGTGCCGTCAACACATGCACCGGCAGCAACCACCGTCTCATCTCCAATGCAGGCCCCGCGGATGACGCTGGAGAACTGATAGATACGCACCCTCTCGCCGACCATGCAGCTGTCATCAAGACACGCCATCGGGTGTATGAAGGTTCCCAGCCCGATCACCGCAAGATCCTCCGCGTTCCAGCGATCCGGCGGAGCTCGTCATCCGGTATGGCCATGTCATGATCGTGGATCCTGGCCACCATCATGCTGATTGTTCTCTGGTCAGCCTCAACCGCTTCCAGCTCTGGGTCATCACCGGAACCAGACGCATTAGGGTCATCATATCCCGCTTGGAACTCGACCCAGACCGGATCAGGCCGCGTCGAAAGGGTTGGTAGCGAAAATCCGGATTCGAACCAGATCTCGCCACCCGAAGATGTCGAAACAAAAGTCCAGTTTGAAGGGTCGACTGTCTGCAGATCATGATCAGCATCGGAGTACTTGACTGCAGTCACGCTCCGCACTGGCGCGGCCGGGATGATGAGGGGATCTGACCACGCTTGAAGGGTCATGCGGAAATCGGTGGCGGACATGATCCGTCCGGTGAAATCTTCATAGCGCCGTGTTTCCGCCTTGATCAGTCGTGTGACCAAGGCATCGGAGTCGGTATTATTGCTGTCGATGCGCAGATGCGCCTTGGCAGCATCCAGCGGAATGGCCATGGCGCTGGGCTGGGAGAGCCGGATCAACATTGCGACGCCTCGTCAAAGCTCATTTTCTGATACTCCTGCAAGGCCGATATCGGGCTTGCGTTGATGACGGATATACCCAGACGCGAGATGATCTCAGCCGAATCGTCGATGCAGCGACGCCACCGCTCCACGTTCCGACGTGATGGGTTGTTCATTCCCGAGGGGTGCGCACCGTGCCAATGCAGACCATGATCGATCCGCATGTCGAACCCGACGAGCACGATTTTTTTCGGCTGCATCTGCACTGCAAGGTTCAAGGCGTGAAACCCGCCGTTTCCGGCCCACCCGACCGTACCTCTGCGCACAAGCTCCAGCCGGTCGTCCTTCTTGTTGATTCCGACCTGACGAATTCCCCATGGCCGTGAAACCGCCTTGCTGTCGACTGACAGCTTCAGCCCCTTGAAATCCGGAACCCCCTGTTGGCGCTCCCACCAAACATAGTCACAGGCATAGAGGATGTCGGCGTTCGGATAGAGCTTGTAGGAATTATTGACCGCGATCACCCGCGCCTTGCCCACGCACCGGCTGAGATCAACCTCGGAAGCGGTCGGTCCGCCCGCAATTATGACGACGTTTTGTCCTTCCCATTCTGGCCACCAGCTTGGGACTTCGAAGGGTTTCCCGATGCCGTCTCGGCAGCCTCCTTTTTGGCTTTCACTTTATTGCCCAGCGCCGTCGCCAGGCCACGCTTGACAAGACGTTCCGCCACGCCGTCCGCCAACTCGGCAACAGCCCCGCGCCGGACAGTGCCATACTCTCCGGTTATCGTTCGTAGTGCCTTGATCTTCATATCAACCTCCTTTGGTTCATGAATCGGGCGGCACAGAGCCGCCCGATGTGATGAGCCAACCAGGCCTAGCCGGACACGTTGCCGAAATCGCCCAGAACAAGCGCAGCAGGGCGCTTGACCGCCAGCGCCAGGCGCTCTTCCGCCCGTACGGTGATCATGTTCTTGATGAAGTTGTCGCGGTCTTCGGACGACGCCACCACTTCCGGATCCATACGGTCATAAATCGTGGCCGCGGCGCGGAAAGCGCCGACAAGGAAGTCATCTTCGGTCATCGACTGCGTGGCGACGACCGGACGGCCCCAGAGCTGCGGACCCGACATCTGGATGACATTGGCGAAGATGTACCGGAACTCGCCATCCTTGGTCAGCTCGATCCGCGCCCAGTCTGTCGGGTGTAGAACGATGCCGTCAGCAGGGTATTCCGCAAGCGATGCCTAGAGAAGAGCCAGCCGCAAGGTGTCGATCATGGTCTCGCCGGTTACCGCGAACGGCGCGGAATAAGCCGTCGCCTCGGTGGCGAGACCAGAGAGATTGACCCCGGTGCCGTCGCCGTTGAGCAGCTGACTTTCTTCCTTCAGCATCAGACCATAGCGAAGCTCGCTGTCGATTTCGGTCTGCAGCTGATCGGCATCTTCCATGGCCTGACGGCTGACATGGACCCAGTGCGCGACGGTGCGAACATTCGCGTCGGCCTGATTCCATTCGTATGCGGATTCAGGCTTCTGCACACCCTCTGAGACCATGCCGGCGTTGTTTGTCCGCACTGTTTGTTTTGCATACTCGACCATGTTCGAGGACGTGCGGCCTTGCGTCAGCAGGTTGCGGATTGTCATGGTGCGTTGCGGCAGTCCGACGATTTCCGTTTCGCGGTCAGACCAGATCAGGCCGCCGCCGCCTGGTTTGACCGAGGTAATCGCCTGCTTGACCGGCAGCGAGATCCGGACCGTGCCGCGCGAACCGCCGGCGGCATAGGCGCGCATCGCTTCGTCATTGGCGGCACGATCACCGAACGACTTGACCGGATCGGAGCCATTGCGGGCACCCGAGACGATCTGCTGCTCGAGATCACGGTTGCGGGTTTCCAGCGCCTCGAGCTTGTTCTCGATTTTTTCCTGAGCGTCGGTGAGCTTCTTTTGGCTGACAAGCAGCTCATCAGCTTTCGCCTTGACCTCTTCAGAGGCCTTGCCGGCATCCCTGGATTGCTTCAGCGCATCTTCGGCGGTACGTTTTACCTCATCGCCGACGCGGGTCATCTCCGACTTCACGTCTTTCAGAAGGGCTTCGAGTTTTCCCGCATCAACCTCGGCACGAACCGAGCCGAGAACAGCTTCCGGACGCGCAGCCGAGAGCAGCGCCAGCGAGATCGCCGGCATCATCATTTTCTTCAACATTTGCTTTTCCTTTCAGATTCCGGCACGCATGGCCCGGATATCGGACAACAGTTTTTCAACTTCGGTGATGACGGCAGCGTCCTGCATGCCGGATGAGGCAGCGCCAGGCATGCCCCCTTTCAGCGCAGCCAGGAGTTCCCGGCGCTCCGATCTTGTGGTCGACCCGGCCTGCGCCAGCAGCGCTTCAACCTTGTGCCAGGCCGAAACCGGGTGAATTCTCTCCGCTGAACTTTTTGCCCCCGCCGAAATCTCATCTGCGTCGAGAAGCGCATCGGCAAAGCCCTGCTCCACGGCGGCGCTGCCGCCAACCCAGGTTTCACGGTCCAGCATCTTGGCCAGGTCGGATGCGGAGATTCCGGTGCGCGCGGCATAAATGTCGATCGCCGCGATATCGAAGGGTTCGAGCCAGTCGGCGACTTCCCGCAACTGATTGCGGTCACCCATTGCAACGACCCATGTATTGTGGATCATCAGGAAACCAGCCCTGGCGATCTGGATTTCGTCGCCGGCCATGGCAATCACCGAAGCGGCAGATGCCGCGATGCCGAGTATCTTGACCGTTACCTTCGCAGGGTGGTCACGCAACATGTTGTAGATCGCCAGCCCCTCGAAATAATCGCCTCCGGGCGAATTGATCGACACCGTCACGTCACGCTCACCGATAGCACGAAGCGCGCCCGCAACCCTTTTGGAGGTGACGCCATCACCCCAGAAGTCGGCGCCGATTACATCGAGGATGGAGATGGTCGCATTTCCGTCCTGATCAGCCGCAGCCTTGACGCCCGGGTTCCACCGGTCAAGAGACGATGGAGACGTAACGGTCCGCAGGCCCGGCTTGGTGGCTATGTCAGCCATAGGCAGTCTACGCTTGGTCATCTTTCTTGCCTTCCTGATTGATCCCCAGCCACGCCGCAAGTGCGGCCCGCGCCTGATTTCCGGGGCCGGCAGATCCAAGAGAATCGAGGGGCGCAAGGTTGGTCTGCGCTGTGAGCTGATCGGCACCTTCCATTTTTGGAAGATTGAGCTTGGCCCTGCCTTCGCTCCGGGTCATGAGGCCGTTCTGCACCATTGTTGAAAGAAAGCCGGCTTTTGCCGCCGAATCCATCTGCAGCAATGCTTCACGGTTGAATTCGGCATAGCGGCGCGGTTTGCTGTAAGGCGCGATCAGCTGCTTTCGAATACGCGCCTCGATCCGGTCGCAGATCGGGTCAATTCCCAGTGTCAGCCATGCGATAAGGATTGCCTCGACGCCAGACCCCCACATGGTCTGTCCTTCACCGGCGTGGCCAATGATGATGGGGGGAACGCCGAACCATCTGCAGATCTCTTCAACATCAAAACGCCGTGTTTCGAGCATCTGAGCGTCTTCAGGGTTGAGGCTTACACCTTGCCATTTGACACCGGCCTCCAGAATACCGACACCACCGGAATTGCTTGACCCCTGCAGCGGTTTGACCAGAGCAGTGTGAGCCTGCTCCCGTTGTTCCGGGGCAAGAATCTGATCAAACAGAAAAAATCCCGTTGGCCGCATGCCATTTGCAAATGTCGTCGCCGCCGCGTCCCTGGCGGCCATCGCTGCACCGAGCGAATGCACTCCGGCAGCGATCGGCGACATACCCTCGTCTCCGCTCTTGAGCCCCTGGCCGAATCCCTTGAGGTGAAAAACCTTGTCCCGCGGAAGCGTCTCGGTTTTTCCCCGGTCGTGGATTTCATAGACCAGCGTTCCGTCCTGCCTGCGCACCGGCCTGCAATGCGTGCTCATGATCGGATCCAGCGCCACTAGACGCTTGCCGATCTCCACCTTTTCCGAATAGGCATTCCCGCTGGTCATCAGCCAGGCAACGGTACCTTCCCAGTACTCGAGCGGCGTCTGGTCCTGGTTCGGACTGTCGAAAATCACCCGCCCCACATCGTCATCGTCGACCTTCACCCGACTGTCATCGGACCGCTTTTCGTAGATGGCGCCAGGCAGCGAGGAAACCGCCTGCGCATTGAGCTTGATGCAGGCCCAGGCCGTCGACAGCTGCAGCACAGTGTCCATGGTGACGCGCTTGCCGGCGTTACTCTCGCGCCCGCCGAACGCCGACCATCCCGAACCATTCGTCAGTCTCAGTCGCCTGTCTTTGGCAATTTCATCCGAAATCGCGCTGAACAGCTTGAAGGGAGCGGCAACCGCCTTGATCAACATCCCCATGTCAGCGCATCGCCATCACGGCGCCGCCAAGAAAATCATCAATGTTCATGTGACCTGCCGCTTGCGGGTTGCGCGCCAGAAGCGCAAAGGCGTTGAAACCCGCCATCAACGGGTCGATCTTTGCGGTGCCGGACTTTTCCTTGGTGATCATCAAGGCTGATCCTCTCAGTTCGGCTTTCGCGTTTCCAACGCACCAAGTCATGAGATCGGAACCGTCATGCCAGAGCGTTCCGTCCTTGAGCTTTCGCTCGAAACCTTTGATCGTGCCCGACAGCCGATAGCCTTGGCCGACCGCCGTCATGATTTCAGGGTCAATGCCCCGGTTGGCGATTTCGTCGGTAATGGCGGCAACGCCGACCGGGTCGAGGCCGATGCCGTATTTTTCCGGGAACAGCCCCGCCAAATGAACCCGCTCCATCAGATCGGCGATTTCATCGACATCCTGCGTCGGCTCATCGCAAATCGTCAGATTTTTGTCGCGGGCAAAGGCCCGCAGCCGATCGGCGATTTCCTTGCGCCGCTCCAGAACATCCGGATGCGCCCAGGCATGAAACCAGAACAGCCAGTCTCGCGTCACCTTGTCCCGGCCCGCCAGCGCGAGCCCCAGAAGGTCATCGAGGCCGCCGCCATCAACACCCGCACAGATTACGTCGCAGCGAGCGATCAGCCCGTCGACCGTGATCGGCTCAGGATCAACCGCCGATGGCCAGTATTTTGTCCCAGCCCACCGGTCCCGATGCATCGCAATCCCAATCTCGATATTGAGATGCTGGCTTGCCCAGATCGAAAGAACCTCTATCCCTTTCGCGCTGGCTTCCCGGAACTCGCTCATCAGCGTTTCGATATTGATCGACCGGCCAAGGTTTGGCAGCACCAGCGGCCAGTTTGCAGCATCACGCCATGGCTCATCCTTGGCCGCCTGCATCTCGATCGGGAACTCGTAGAGCACCGGAAGAAGGTCGCCCTCTACCTTTCCGTCACGGATGTCCCGCGCATATTCCAGTTCGCTCTTGAAAACGCCTGTCGGCGGCTCATCCGATTGCGTCGTGATATAGACCAGGAACCCCTCCGGGTTGGCGATGATGCCGCCGCGGATCTGGGTCAGAACTTTCTCCGCATAGGAGAATTTTCCAAGTTCGTGCAACTCGTCAATAAGAACGCCCACCGGCTTGACGCCGGTCATAACTTTGTTGTCGAACGTTTTGATCTTCAGTTTTGCGCCGTTGGTACGGTCAATAATCGTCAGCTTGTGCTGCTGGATTTGAAACCGCTTCTGCAGAAAACCCTCATCATCCGCTTCGATCATGCCGGCTGCCTGACTGAAGGCTAGCTCTGCGGTTTGCTGGGTCGGCCCAACCAGCAGGAATTCGGCGCGCGGCCTCTTGTTGAGCAGCAGCGCCACCAGCATGATCGATGCGCCCTTGGTGGTCTTGGCGTTTTTTTTCGGCACCAGCTCGAAGAACTTCCGGATAGACCGGCCGACCACCTTGCCGTCGGCATCAATCAGCACCGAGCCGA